TAAAGATTATGGAAAAAATGAAAGTTGTTTCAATTAATAAAGGCAAAGATACTTTATTGAAGGCACCAAAGCCGCCGGTTTATTTAACTGATGAAGCAAAAAAGCACTTCACGTTTATGGGAAATATTCTGGCGAAGAATGATCGCTTGAAGGAAACGTTTTTGAATGCCTTGGAAATTTATGCTGAAGCAATGGCGCAATTTGAATTTGCATTGCGTGAAATAAAACGTAAAAATAAAATTGAACCAGGAAAAGGATATATCCAACGATTTAATTCCGGGGCGCAAAATATATCTGTGGAATTGACTTTAAAAAATAATGCTGAAGATACTTTGTTGAAATGTTTCAAGCTTTTTGGCCTTGATCCTAAATCTGAAAAGGACCTGAAGGAAACAATGGATCCAAATCAAACTTCTTTGTTTTCTGAATTGATGCAGTCTAAAATAAATTAATTTTTTAAAAATGAAAGTAAAAAGATATAAAGGCACACTTAAAAACTTGGAAGGTTTTTATTTTACTGATGTTAATTTAGATTTTGATATTTCAAAAATTAAAGATGAAGCTGGAAAAGATTATGAATTTATTGAGTATGTAAATTACAAAGGCGAGATTAAACAATGGAATCCGTTCCAGGCGAAATTTAAAGGTTATTCAGGTGATGATAAATCTGTAATTTTTAAATGTCCGGTTTGTAAAAGCAATAATTGTCAAAGGGTAAATCATAATAAATTATCTGATCCTTATTTTTTTCAAGGTGAATTCAAATGCAGTGATTGTGGCCAGTCAAATTTTAATTATTATTCTGATTGCTTTATTTTTTCAGTACAACAAGTAAATCAAACTTCTTTATTTCCTGAATTGATGCAGTCGAAAGCGAATTGACGCGTAACGTTTGTCGCTTGTGGTAGTTGGGAAAAGAAAGCCCGAAATACCGATTAATAACTAATTTTTAAAAGTACAAAACAATGAATAAATTAAAGACTAAAGCCCAATTACCACAAACGATTGTTACAGGAAGTGCGGTTGTGTATCGAATACTGAATCTATACGCTTGTTTAGGAGGAAATAGATATAAATGGGATGAAGTAGCAAAAGAAGCGGGAATTGAAATAAAAGTAACAGCAATAGAACTTGACCCCGAACTTGCAAGAATGTACCAGGAAAGATTTCCAAATGATACAGTTATAATTGCAGATGCGCACCTATATTTATTAAAACACCATAAAGAATTTGATTTCTGCTGGACTTCTCCTCCTTGTCCAACACATAGCCGTATTAGATATGGACAAGCAAAAAGTGGTAGAGAAAATTATAAAGAAGTTTTTCCGGATATGAAACTTTATGAAGAAATTTTATTCTTAGATAATTATTTTAAAGGTAAATATGTTGTTGAAAATGTAATTCCTTTTTATGAACCATTAATTCCCGCAAAAAAAAGAGGCAGACATTTATATTGGACTAATTTCAATTTACCAACAAGTTTGAACGAAAGAAAAAATCCTTCAAATTTTATAGAATCTGGAAGTAAGCCAAATGAGATATTTCACGAAATTGATTTATCTGGATATAAAGGAAAACAAAGAAAAGACAAAATAGCGTGTAATCTTGTTGATTTTGAAGCAGGAAGAACAATATTACAAACCGTTTTAGGAATCGAAAGAAAAGCAAATGTAAAACAAGTTTCGATTTTTGATGCACTTACGTAGCATTTCCTGTAACGTTAAAAATAACCGCAGTTTGCCTATGCGGTTATTTGATTCGGCAAATTGCGGTTATTGATTGTTAGCCGTTCGGTTTTTTAATTTTAAATATAACTTATGAACTTAATGAAAGTAATTCCTGAAAGCAAAACAATAGTTGTTGCTTTTTCTGGTGGAGAAAGTTCCGCAAAAGCATTAGAACTTGTTTTGAAAAAGTTTAATCAAACGCATAAAATTATAGTTTGTTTTTGCAATACTGGGGAAGAAGATGAAGAAACATTTATTTTTAGTAAAAAAATAGCTGAATATTTTAATGTTGAAATTGTTTGGTTGGAATACGAAAGTGAAAGAGGTTTTAATATTGTTGATTTTGAAAGCGCTTACAGAATTACAGATTGGGAAGAAGAAAATGAATATCCTAACCATCCATTTCATAAATGGGTAAAAGATTACGGATTGCCACAATATCCAAACCGAACTTGCACAAGAGAAATGAAAGAAAGAACAATTACAAGATACCTTTCATCTATTAAAAAATTTCCGAGATTTTGCACAAGAGTTGTGGGGATTAGGTTTGATGAAATAGCAAAAAGAAAACCAGACCCAAAACAATATTATCCTTTAATTTTAGAAGGAGTTACAAAAAAATCCTTAAATAGATATTTTGAATTTGAAATGCCGTTTAGACTTGAATTGCCTTCATATTTAGGAAATTGCGGTGCTTGTATATCAAAGTCATTAAGAAACTTATGTACCATTGCTCGTGAAAGACCTAGAAAGTTTAAGTTTTTTAAATTCCTTTCAGATAAATATGGAGATGGTAAACATACTTTTTATATGAAATTTAAAACAGTTGATGATATTTTTGAAATGGCAAAAGATGAAAGTATAAAATCAGCAAAAGACAATAGATTTAATTTAGCACACCAACAAGACTTGTTTTTTGATGCGGAACTTGATACAGAAGGAGCTTGTGGTGGTGTTTGCGAGGCATTCTCGTAAACTGACGGCTAACTACTATATGTATTTTTTTTAAACCAAACCAACAAAAACAACACTTCACACTATGGACATTCTAAAATGGCATTCTAAATATTCGATTGATATTCAATTGGTTTATAATTCTGAAGCAACGCGTAAAAACTACACATCACAAGTTTTAACTTTCTTGAAACACTTCAAAAATGAATTGGAACCAAAGGCAATTGATAACGAAAAAATAAAACTTTGGTTGTTGGAAGCGCAAACCATCAACACCAGGAAACACCGTTTATGTGCTTTGAATTCGTTTTATAAGATAACTGTTGGAATGCCATCAAAGATTGCAAAAATACCATATCCAAAAAGCGAAAAGAAACTGCCAATTGTCCTATCACAACACGAAGTGCAAAAAATGTTTGATGCGTGCTTGAATTTAAAACACAAAGTGATCCTGGCGTTGTTGTATTCTACCGGAATGCGTGTTTCTGAATTAATCAACCTGAAGTGGTCAAATATCGACAGATCCCGAATGATTATCAATATTATTGCCGGCAAAGGAAAAAAAGACCGCCAAGTGATGCTTCCTGAAGCTTTGATTCCGTTATTAGAAAAATATTATCACTGTTATAAAACAAAACACTTTATCCTTTCAGGACAATTTACGGAGCAATATTCAGCAACTTCAATTGGCCAAGTGATGAAACAATTAGCTGAAAAAGCTGGAATCAATAAAAGGGTTTATACGCATTTAATGCGCCACAATTGCTTCACGCATATGGTTGAAAATGGTATTGACATCAACTTAATTCAAAAACTCGCTGGACATTCAAACGTGAAAACCACACTTTTATATACGCATATTTCACATAATTTAATTAGTAGAATTCAATCGCCATTCAATTCAATTTCATTATGAATTCCACACTACATTCAACAAAATCAGCAGCTTCAACACTCGGTTTTCATTATTTGAAAGTCTTGAATCGTGCCGAAATTTTATCCCTGAAACCAATAAAACAAAACCAAACCTTTTTTTGGACCGAAGAACAAATACGCCAAATCAAACTGTATTCAGAAACTAGAAAACAACGCAAAGATTCCGTGAGTAGGTTTCAGCCGGAAAACATAAAGATTATTGAAATGTTTCTTTCGCAAAACAACAATTCAATGATTGAAATTCAAAAAACAATCCACTTGCCGTTGAATTATATCAGTAAGGTGATTAATTATTATTTAGAAAATAAATGTGTAATTGTAGAATCAAAAATGAATTCATTATAAAAAATCACAAAATGAGGGAAACCGTAAAGAAATTAAAAATAAAATGATAAACTTTAAAAATTATTCAATCAGTTCTTTAAAATTAATTTCTAATGCAGTACAAATTTTAAAAAGCGTTCCGATGGTGGTATTTATTTCACCACGTTCAATGCGCCCGATTTGGCTTACAGGAATATTGGCATCGTAAGAAAGCAAAACTTGCGAAATGTTTTTCGACAGTCTTTTGGCTCGAAGTTTTTCGCCTACTGATTTTATAAACTGCTTTTCGCTTTTATTGTTCACACAACAAAATTGCAACAGTATTTTAAAACAAAATAACGCATATATGACTTATATCATATTTTAAGAAAAAATAAAGAATCATATTTACACACTAAATATCAAATGAAACCAACACAAGATCAAGTCAATTCCGTTCCTTTTCAATACGCCACTGATGTTTTATCCGGCAAGATAATAACCGGAAAATGGATCCAACTGGCAGCACAACGTTTCTTCGATTGGATTGAAACCGCCGAAGCTGATGGTTATGAGTTGGACCATAAGCAAGGAATGTTTGCTATTGATTTTTTTCCTAAATTTTTAACACATACAAAAGGACCTTTGGCAAAATTGAAGCTTCCATTCGTATTATCGCCATACCAACAATTTACAATTTACAACATATTCGCCTGGATAAACACCGAAACAAAATTGCGCCGTATCAATTTCATTTATGAAGCCGTAGCGCGTAAAAACGGCAAAACAACACAGCTTTCAGGATTGGGTTTGTATTGTCAAGCGTTGGATGGCGAAGAAGGTCCTGAAATTTATGTAGGTGCCACAAAAGAAGCACAAGCCAAAACGCTTTGGGAACAAGCGTATTCCTTTGTCGATAAATCGTTGCTGTTGCGCACATTGGGTTTCCGTAATACGCAACGCGAAATCCGTTTTTCGCACACATCCGGGGTGTTTCGGTTTTTGGGTG